GATCATTGTCGTAATACTCCTGAGATGATGCTACAGCATCTTTCTTTGCGTAGTCAAATAACTCAGTTAGTGATTTATCTTTGTTCTGATTCTGATAATTCTTGTTTGCAATCATTATTGCAGCAGTTAGATTTGGTGCTACGGTATCACGGTACGGCTCAGCCGCACGCTCTAATACGCCAAATGTTTTTTCACCAACAGTTGTATTTGCAATACGAGTAATTAAATCAGCAGTATTTGATTCAACATTAGACTTAATGTTTTCAAAAATGCTATCTCGACCGATTAGTGCCATTACTCGTCACCAACCTTATAGCCGTTGTTCATTACTAAAAGTTCTGTTAGGAACTGATCGCGGTCATCTTCAGTTTCCCAGTTAACCAAGGAAAACGGCATGACAACATCAGCGTTCTTCAAACCAAACATATTGGTAAATGCTGCAATGTTGCGAGCCAAAATCATAAATTAAGCCTTAGATGCTTCTTGACGAACGTATGTTACAAAAGTTTTGAATGTATCAGGAGCAGATGGATCTGCTGCCATAGTTTCTAGTTGGTCCATATATTTAGCGACCATTGCATACTGTGGGTTTACAGGAGGTGGTGGCGAATAGCCAGGACCTACAGGGACACCATCAGTAACTGGTTGATCCGGATTATTTGTTGGATCAAATAGCGAGGTTATCTTTTGTGCTGGGGCAGATTGTGCCTGCATCTTTGGTGTTGATGTACCCTTAGACATTGGTGCACCTGCCATTTGTTCTTCAATGCGCTTACGGTCACCGTATGCTCCACCTGATGGAACCATGTCTGTACGTTCTGATAGTTTACCTGGACCTGATACAGCCTTTTCTTGGCTTGTTGTCCGGTATGGACGTGCTCCGCCTCTAGCCATGGTGACCTCTTTCAACTATCTGGACTCTTCCGCCAGTATTAATATCAAATTTTTTAGCAACTTTCATTGCTTCTTGGATTGTTGCACCTTGGGCTAAAGCACCAAGTGCATATGCTGCTCCGGTTCCTATGCCATATAAACCAGTATTTGTTTCTAGCACTGCATAGTTACCAGCAACGTGAAATACTCTTCCATCAAAACCAACTAGGAAAACAAAGTCTTCGTCTTCCTTAAGAGTTATACCAGCATCTTCATGTTGCTTGCGCATCTCTGGAATAAACTTTGATACCATAAAGGTATAAGGTTCTGTTCCATCGTATACTGGTGGTTTCCAACCAAATAGAATAACATCACAGCATCGTGAGTTACCTGCACCAGCCATAACATAACCATTAACTTCAACAACCTTCTTCATGCTTTTATGCATGTATGGTCGTTCAGTATCAGTTACTTGTGCATCAGCAGCAAAGACAAAACCCTTGCTGTTTTGTACAGCAATGATCGTAGTCATTATCCACCGATCTGAGCAAGGATTGATGCTACATCAGTTGGAGGAGCCTGTGGTGGCTGTGACTGCATTGCTGCTTCTGGAGCCGCTGGTGGCATTTGTGGTTGAGGTGGAGCAGGTACTGCACCTAATGATTCACTCATTGTTGGTGCTGGAGTTTGCTCAACTGGTTCAGGCGCAGGGAACGCCTGAGCAACAGCCTCTTCGATAGATAAGCCCTCGCGACGCTTTTTGATAGTCTGAGCAATCTTTGAAATAATAGCAGAAGGATCCTGACCCTGTGATGCCATCTGCGGGATTGCTTGGGCTGTAGCAGCAAGAGATGCCGATAGTGAATCGCGCATCCGCTCTATATCAATGCGTTCCTGCTCGCGTGAAACGTTCATGTTCCATGGCAGTTCTTGCATGATAAAGTCTTTAGAAACTAGATTGGCTTGCAAAGCCTGTAGAGAGAAGATAAGTGCACGTGATGGATCAAGACCAGCCATCAATCCGTAGCGTACTTGAACTTCGTACTGTCCGGCAATGTCTTTTTCTGGTGCATACGATAGTTCGTATGGAGCACCTTGGAATACACCGTTTTGCTTCTTCTCACCTGGGAATAGTTTCTCATCCATTTCAAAGCATAGTTTAATAACATGCTCAAAGGCTTCAGCCAGAATCATTTGTCCAGCCTTGATTTGAGTATCAAAGCCACCAAGAAGTGCTTGAACACCAGAACCAGTAATAATGCTTGCATCAATCTGACCGGAGCGACCTTCAGGGTAGCGTGAACCCATGCGCATTTCTTGCTCAAGAACTTGCTGTTCCTGGAATGCTGCTGGTGGTAACTCTAGTCCTACACGACGTACACCCTGTGGGTTGGACGTACGAAGTACGGCATCTGGACCAAATGTAAATTCTTGTAGATCCTGTGGTACAACCATAGGAGCCTGTACAGACTTTTCTGCTGCTTCCATAGCAAGCAAAGAAAATCTAGCACGAGCGATTTGAACCCAAAGTACATCATCGAATTGACCTCTCGGATCATCCAAGTCGATTCCTGGACGGCGAGCAATTGCGACGGAAACTTTTCCTAGTGGGTTTCTCGTGCTACGCAGCACAAGATTATCGCGCTGCGGTAGGAAGAGTACGATTTGGTCTGCGTCTTCGTATCGCACCAATTCAAGCAACGTGTTCATGTTCTCCATGTCACGTCCGAGTTTACCAATAATACGGGTCTCGTATTCTGGGAACTCGTTTGCTAACTCTCCCAACGTTTTGTAATACTTCTTTGTGAATGAAATGCATCGCCCATAGCGGTCATATTCAGGGTAAGCACCCATAGGGTTTTCTATGCGGATGCGTGGCATTCTAGCCTGGAAATCAGGCTCAACTACAATGGGCAAAAAGGCATAAGTATTATACCAGTCTGCACCAGTGTACATCTGTGTTTGCAACTTAGAGAATTGAATGTAGTTGTTGGCAATCATTGAACGATTGTCAGCAATTTTCTTTGACTTCTCTGACTTGCTATTAATGGATGAGCAGTTAACGGAAGGTAATGGGGCTAGCACTTCTGCAATATCACGGGCTGCAACGTCCACAAAGTTTGCAATCATAGGCTTGGATAAGCCTTCAGGGAACATGTCTGGGTAGACTGCTTCCATGTTACCACGACGTACTTCGGTAACATCCCGCATACGTGCATCGCGTGCAGCGTTGCGTTGTGTAAGGATGTTAACCTTGTCGTTAATTTGGTCGATTGACAAAGTCATATTATTCCTAAATATAAATTACTTGTTGATCTGCAGCAAGTTCATCTAAATCAATAACTGCTCGCTGGGACATATTTTTTCTAGTTGCATACCTTGAGTTCATGTGGTGAACTCGATTCATGCTGCTTTGAACCAGTTCCTTAGCCCTGATCTCACAGAACCAAAGAGCCATAACTACGTCAGTCTTGTTCTTGGTATCTGGTTTCCAGGTAATTAACTGGTTTATAAGAGCCTTGATATGCTCGTTACTTGCATCCGGTAGGGTAATTAGATTACCCCCAATGAATTTGCCATCGCGCATTGTACCGAAGAGATTCGACATGGAAGCCACACCAAAACTAACATCCCACTTATTCTTGCCAGTGAAGTGTTCTCTCATCTGTACACCACGATTAGCCATCCACATCCGCAGATCCTCGTCTAGGGAATAGGCTTTCTGGTGTGCGTTGATTTCAACGCGTAATTCTATAGGTCTAAACTTAAGCACCCAGTCTTCCATGAGTGCTCTAATCTTTTGAGGGGTTGGATCAGCCATGTTATACACGTCTAGAACCATACGTTCCCCGGACTCACGCTCTATAGCATAAGCAACCATTGCAGCATGACCTGCCATAGCAGGGTCAAAGCCCAGGATGGTTACCCATTGTCCTCCCGATGGATGTCCAGGCGCGCCCATATTGAGAGGACCAGGCTTGCGCATCCGGTTAACACAGGAGTTAACAAGCGCAGGGGGAAAGATTGCGTCTTCTTCGACATCTTGCTGCTGGTATACGAGAGCCCATGTAGATGGGTTAACCTCACTGCGTCGTTGGAAGAGGCGTTTTCCATCCCATTTAGGGTAGTATCCATTTTCGTCCTGTACTAAAAGTTCTGAGTCATCTTCGTTATCTGGGTCCGCACCATCCCATACACGATCGGAGATGGGCCAGAGCGTCTTCCAGTTTTCTTTTTTATCAGCGAACTCTAGAACTGCTGGCATAGCCAAATAAGTAAATGGGGATTTGTCTCCAGACCAGTTATCTGGGTTACGGACCTCCTTGTAGAGGTCTACAGAGGAAACTCGCGTCCCTGCAATAATGAGCATACCGGTTGCACCGACACGGGTAATAACCATCTTTTGCAACCAGTTGAGTTGCTTCTCCCATTCGTGGGCGTTGGTAGTAGTGACCACGTCGTCCAAAATAATCAGGTCTGCGCGAGTACCGTAAATCTGTTGCCCCATACCAATGGCTTGGACGGTTGGGTCCTTCTCGCCAGATGAACGTTCCAAGTAGATACGGTCGGCAGTCCATTGATCCGCGGTTTCCTTCCAGCCACCGGCTGGTCCATAGACACCCTGGAGTTTAGCCCAGTTGTCTTCTGTCAGACGTTGTTTGATGGAATACAAGAATTCCTTGGCACGGGTCTGGGTTTGGGAAACGATAACGATGCGGATGTTAGGATCCATAGCAATACGGTAGGTGGCGTAGCCAACAGTTAAAACCGTAGACTTAGCATGCTCAGGCGGTACGTTGATTAACATACGGCGGCGGTTGCTTGGCTCAAAAGTCATAGACGGGTGGAGCCAGGACGGTTCACGTCCCTCTAAAACGTCAATCCAAGACTGGTGGTGGGGAAACACCTCAGAGTGTAGGAACTCTTTGGAGAAGGTGGCAAAGTCAATCTTCTTGCCATTAACCAGAGTCTCGCTCATAAGGGCATTAGACTCGCCCCGCGCATCCTCAAGTTTCATAGCGAACTTAGGGTCCCGGAGCCAGGTCTTTAAGGCAGCAGGTTTTCGACCTACTATACCCAGCGCAGCGTGTTCTGATACACCTGACGCTACAGAAGCCAGAAATTTCGCTTGGTCCTCATTCTGCTTAATTACTGTATGGTGCAATGCACCCGTCCTAGCAGCCACCGAAACACATCCTAAACAACACTTAAATACAACACACAAACAACACCGCAACAAGCGGTGTATTATATACTAGCGAACCGACAGGGTTCGCGTAAAATAACCTTACATATATACTAACCCCATTATGAAGAGCCTGTAACGATTTGTTACCAAAAATTTATAAAGTAATTTACGTCACATTAATAAAACCCAATAACTGTACGGAAACACAGCAGAAAATAATATGTTAGAGTAATGTATATACCATTCCACCGACCTTAATAACCGGTGGGTCATACGTTGCCTAAAGGCAACACCGGTCGGCTCGTTGCGATAACGCAACACACTCCCCCCCTACCCCACCGAGGGGGGTGGTGGTTTTAATAAACAAAATAATTTTTAATAAGTCTTACTATCTGGTGTTACCGATTCGCAACTATCCGCCAACTATTTTTGGGCATAAGAAAACCCCCACCCGAAGGTGGGGGATTCCTATTTGTTGCTAACTTGTAGCGATTAGCATTTCAAGCAGGGCTTGAGTTGCCTTGATCGCATTGGCGCGATCTTGTGCGCTCAATGTCTTGCCTGTCTGGATTGCCTTGCTGATCGCGTTGATCTGCTCAGCAGGTGCAGGTGCGTTGGTTGCCTTTGCCTTTGGCTTGGCGGTGCGAACCTTGCGGACAGGTGCGGTCATTAGTGCGGACTCTTTCGCCTTTGCAGGTGTCAAGGTGCGAACCTCTTCAACGGTCAATCCGCCTTTGGCTTTCGGTGTCTGCATTGCCTTGAGCAGGGCTTGAGCGTTCGCGCCTGACTTGCTTTCAACAATTGCAACGTACTGGCTGATCGTGCTTTGGCTGATCGTGCGACCTGCTTGGGCTGACCATTCGGCAACGATTGAACGCTGAGAGTGTCCACCTGCCAATAGATCCTTGAGAATTGCGCCAATGTATTCAATCGCTTGTTGCTCTTTGGCAACGATCTTCTTCACAGCAGACTTGAGTTCAGCCTGTCCGCCTAACTTGCTTTTTTCTTGCTTGGTCATTGCTGACCCCTTTCGGTAGTTCGGTTGCGTTTCAACCGATAAAGCCAGCATACACGAAAAAAGCCAAAAGCAACACTTTTCAGGAAATTATTTTTTTTCCCTTTATTTGCAAGGGTTTTCGGGCGTGTCGGGATTCCGCCGCCTTGACCCCTAGAAACCGGCAACGCCAGCCAAAGTAGTTGAAATTTCAACAAAAGCTTCTTTCGGGCTAGGTGTCAGGGGTACACGTTGCAAGATCGCAACCGATTGAGAGTGATTATAACTATAATCAGGCAACGCCGTTGCAGATAGGCAACCGATACCGATTAGCAACACGCGCCAGACTTACGCGCTAAGCGTAACCGTTACCCATTAGCAACACGATCACCCGATTAGGTACGCGCCACCCGTTACCAATACGCAACGCCTACGGCTAGGGCTAGGGGTAATGCTAGGCGTTACACATAAGCAACGATCAGGGCTTGATTATAATTATAATCATTAACCCCGTTGCCCTTAGGCAACACTCACCCGTAGCCACCGGTACACCCACACCCATACATAGGCACACCCACACACCCACACCCGTACGCATACACACACGCACACATACACACAGGCGAGCGCAAGCGCAGGGGTGCGCGAGCGAGCGCGGGAAGGTGCTGTGTACGGTATGGGCAGGTGCTGTAAAAGGTGCAGGAAAAATAGGTACATTATAAACTTGACAGGCTATGTACCCCTGTGGTAAGATGGATACATCAGGTTGTGAAGGACACGATCTGGGGGTCACCGCGAGGTGATTATAATTATAATCGAAAGGGTTAGTTAAATGGCTGACTTTTGGTTAGAGCAAGAAGATGCAGGTAAGTTCGGTGCTGTCAAGGCATTGCACTTAGACATTGAAACTGGTATGACCTTTGATGAGCGTATGGCTTATCGTGAGTCTTTCAGTTCCTATCAGGATCGGGTGGACTTTGAGCGCAAGCAGGCTCAGGCTATCCTTGATGCTGTATCCGAGGGCAGACTAATGTCTGCTGTCGCACAGGCACAGGCTACACTACGGGCTGTGGCTCACCTACTAGAGGAGAAGTAATGCAGACAATTAACGGGTTCGACCTGCTATTAGTAATGGTAATCGTGGGTCTAGTGTGGCGTGTGGTGCGCCTGAATCGTGAGTGCGAGGACTATGTGCGCCAGATCCTGCAAGTTTCGTGGGAACTACAAAAGGAGAAAAATAATGGCTAAGTATGATCAGGTAACTAAAGTTACATTCGAGGTGGAGTGTACCTTTGTCTTGGTAAAGAGTCACCCACTTGTGCATCTCTTTAACACGCTACCAGAGGAGGATCAAAAGAAAATCCTGCGTGGTACAGCAGTGGATTCTCTCAGGACACAGTTAAAGGCTGTCAATAATGGTGGTTCGTTTGCTTTCCTAAGGAGTATCAAGTGACTGCAACACTAGATGATTATAAGTATAATCGATTCGTAGAAGCGTGGTGTTTCTTGTGTAGAGAACCTATGTCTGTGCAACACGACATACCGGTAATGCTTGACCACTACCACGAGGTCTATGTATGCTCGGATAAGTGCGAGGAAGAGATGAGGTACGCTTATGTCTAGCGAGTGGCACAAGGATCAGGCTATTGGCTGGTATGCTACTGATCTTTACAACTTAGGTCTAATCAAAACCGAAGAAGAATGGGAAGAGTTGATAGATGTGATGAATGATACCGCTATGCAGTATTTTCAGGACAGGGGGAAAGATGTCTAGCCCTGTAACCTATCGTATTAACAAGGACTCAGATCGTATTGGTATTCTGCGTGAGTTCTTTGGCAAAGACAGGTGGTATTTCACCTGCTCTGACTGTGATACCCAGAGTAAACCCTACCGGTGGGTGTCTGAGTTGTGTGCTGGTATTAACTTGCACAACAAGGAGTTCCACGCTAGAGTCTATGTAAGTAAGCAACCACCCGTAAGACCACAACTATCAAAGGAGTACGCACGTGCTTAAGTTCATTGTAAATCTATTCAAGGTTACACCTGTAACCTATTCCGATACCCCTATCTATGACCAACTAGAGCGCGAATGGGCGCGGAAGGTTAGGATTTGACAGACTATGTACCTGTGTGGTAATATAGATTTGTTGGTGGGCAAGGTGCTGACCAACTTACCGAATGATTATAATTATAATCAGTTAGGAGATAACGGTGACTGAGATCATTGACTCTGTTATTGGTGATAACGAGTCTGTCAAAGTTATTGTTGAGATAACGTGTTACTCTTGTGGTGATGCGTTTGATTATGATGCCAATAACGAACGGCATTACACGACACAGAAAGGACATTGGAACTACACGACTCGCGAGTTTACGTACGAAGATGTCTATGCCTGTGACACCTGCACTACCAAGTGTGCTGACTGTGAGAACTATCATTTAGATAATGAGATAAGTGGTATCTACACTCTCGGTGAATACTGTGGTGATTGCACAGAGAACTATCGTGAGTGCGAGAGATGTGATGGCATCTTTTCTACTGATGAGATTAACTATGTCGGTGGCGGTGACTCTTGTTACTGCTCTGGCTGTATCTCCAGAGTTGCTAACTGGTGTTCAATGTGCGATCAGTATGAGTGGCACGACGAGATGTGTCACCCTGACTCTGAGTTTGTACACAACTACAGTTACAAACCAACGCCAGTATTTCACGGATCATCTGACAAGCATCTGTATTTTGGTATGGAGTTAGAGGTTGAGGCTGCTAATGCTGACTATTCTTGGGGTGCTGAAACCATTAACGATTCTTGGGGTGACTTTGTGTATCTCAAGGAGGACTCATCACTTAACTTTGGTTTCGAGATAGTCACTCACCCTGCAACGCTTGAGTATTTCCAAGATCACGTCGATTGGGGTACGCTTGACAAGTTGCGTGATGCAGGGTTCAGGTCGTGGAATGCCGGTACTTGCGGACTACACGTACACATAGATAGGCGAGCGTTTACTGACCGTACTCACTTGCTCGCGTTCACCTATCTGATCAACCGTAATGAGAATATGTGTCGCCACATTGCTGGTCGCAACTCTCACTATGGTATCGTTAATGAGGGTGCTAAGATAGATAACGTGCTTACTATCAAACGCCGTCACAGTTCTGCTAGAGGTGGCGATAGGTACAACGCTGTCAACTTGCAGAATACACACACGGTAGAGGTTAGAATGTTCAAGGGTTCGCTCAAGGTAGAGCGTGTCCGTAGTGCCATTCAATTCTGCCACGCTTCGGTTGAGTACACACGTTCCATACGAAGTGGTGCTAATGCTAGCGTAATGCTACGCCCTGAGGAGTTTGCCTCTTGGGTACGCAAGCAAGGTAAGTATCCGGATCTGGTGCAATACTTGCCAGACTTTCAAATAACACCAGACGAAAACACAGAGTGATTATAATTATAATCGCTAGGAAAAGGAGAAACTAAAGTGTGTTTATTAATGGTAACAATGGGTCAGGTTCCTGACTACAACAGCATTGTTAATGCAAGCAACAATAACCCTGACGGGTTCGGCTATGCCATTCACTACGGCGACCGTATCATTACGAGTCGTGGTATGAATGCACAGAAAACTATCGACAAGTTCTTTGATGCACTCGATGGTGCAGGTACTGACTTTGTCGCTATGTATCACGCTCGTATCACAACGCACGGAGATAGCATTATCGAGAACGCTCACCCATTCAGGGTAGGTGGTCGCAAGGACATTATCCTTGGTCACAACGGTATGCTACCTATTCACCCCAAGAAAGGTGACCGGCGTTCTGACACGCGCATCTTCGCAGAGGACATCTTGCCTAACCTAGGTGTCGAATCCCTTGACGATAAGGATTCATTCAAGAGGTTAGAGGGTTGGGCTGCCGGTAGTAAGTTGGCTATCCTAACTACTGCACCAGAGTTGCGTGACTCTGTGTATATTGTCAACGAGGATCTCGGTACTTGGGACAAGGATGTATGGTGGTCTAACTCTAGTTACAAGCACTCGTATCCATTCTATGGTTCGGGTTACTATTCACGTGGACTATGGTCTACAGAGGATCTACTAGATGCAGATCGCAAGGCTCTGACTGCGGAACTGGAAGAAGAAGACTACACCTGCTATGTATGTATGAGTAAGGTTACAGAGGAAGGATTGTATGACGGTGTATGTACCGTATGTAACTCCTGCCTTGAGTGTTACGATCACGCTGTCGCTTGCTTGTGCTACAATCCTACTGTGGCACAGCACAACTACAATGGAATGGAGTACTGATGTTGACTAGCCTAGTCAAGAGTGAAGTCCGGAAGGACGGTTGGTTACTGACACTTCAAGGTGTTAGGCTTAGCCTATCTGCTGATGAAGTGTATGAACTATTGGGTATACTCGGAGATAAATATTTCGAGTATGCCTTTGCAAAAGACATAGAAATTAATGATGAACTAGAGGAGTTATGCCGTGAAAGTTAATGAGTTGATGCACAGTCTAGACATACTGCGCCAAGTTGATATGTCAGATGATGTTTACGCATTCATCTATACTAAGGAAGATGCCGAGGGTCTGATTGATCCTTGGATGGAGCAGAATGGTTACGCCCTTAGCGAAGAGCAATGGGTTGAACTTGTCGAGGAGATCAGAGCCAAGTGTTACAGCCTGATACTTGACCTAGTTGCTGATGTTGTGATTGACTATGTCAAGGGTGATAGTAATGAAGGCTAAGGCAGGTATGACATTCGGATACTGGTGGGATGCTGAACTAACTAAGCGAATGTATAGTATGTCTCAACGCGAGGCTGTGTTTGATCTACTAGATTACATAGCAGATAGTGACATAATGAATAAGATTGAATGGGCAGAGGAAGAGGAGTACGATCTTGTTACCTGACTTTGAGAATGCAAACTGTAAGGGGTTGGATTCAGATTTATTCTATGACGATTATGTCGTTACAGAATCTATGAACCACGACACAGATACTAGGTGGGAGAGTTACATCTCTACTGCACCAAAGCAACACGCTTACCTACGTAGGGTATGTCTTACCTGTCCGGAGGTGCAGGCGTGTCGTGAGTGGGCTATTACCAATGAGGAGTATGGGTTCTGGGGTGGTATGACCGCTACTGAACGTAGGTCTGAGCGTATTATGCGCGACATACCGGTAACAAACTTCAGCGAATTACTGGACAAGCAAGTAGAAATGATTAGAATAGAACAGGAGATACGTAGTGCATACTTATCAGATACTCTTGACTGAGGGCAAGAACCTGCAAGATGCTAGGGAAAATGTAAGTAAGTTCCTTAACATTTATAGTGAGGTCAACCCCACTTGGTGGGATTATTTTGGTGGTGCTTTCGGTGGTACTACCCTAGCAGGTAGGTGGAGAGACCAAGTCTGTCCGCTCGATGGCTTGAACTATGCAAAAAATGTAGCAAGGTTTGATGATATTGTTATACAATCGTTAGAAAGACGATACACTTACTTCGAGACACACAAAGAAGGTATGAGAAAACTAAACATATCATTGGACAATCTGGACATTCGCAAGCCTAACAAGGCAGTACAAAATCAATTGTGGATGCTTAATGATATGCTAAAGATCTACCAAGATGAGTGGACTTGCGATAGTGGTGTCTTCGATACCGTTAACAGGGTTCTTACCGAGGAGGAACAGGAACTACACAGAGATATGCACGGTTACAACGGTTGGTTTATGCCAACGGCTAGCCTTAATAACTTTGAGATACGACGTAGAATTTATCCAGAACAACAATGGTTGATCGTGGTTGACTTCCACTTCTAGTGGGTATAACAGGGTGTGGAGGACACAATGCAAATTTCAGATGAACAGTTAGAGGACATTAAAGAATCGTGGGGGTTAATTCAATCGCTGCCACCGGAGTTTCACCGTGACGCTAGGATCTGGTGGAATACCAAGGCTAATCCGATTGTTAAGGATGCTATTATCTCAGCAACTTACTACGAAACTATGGTGTTCAATGTAGAGAGCGATGCAAAGAGGGCGGTCAATGATGCCTGAGTTATTGTTGATGTTCTCTATCGGCTTAAATATATTTCAACATTTAATTATCAAGAGACAAAGGTCTTTTGCTAGGGCTGCAAGGTCTCTAGTAACAAGGAGGTAACAATGCGTCAGCGCAAGAAAGAAATGGATGCACTCATAAAATTACTGGAACAACCAGCCGAGTCCGTTGATGATCTTGCAGAGGACGTATGGAAACTAATCGACAACGCTCGCCGGGAACGAGACGTGTACGTTTTAGGTATGAACTATAACGGTGTCGGTCAGTTTCTCTTCGGTCCTTATGAGTCAGAAGCAATGGCTCGTAAGGATATCGAAGGTAGGGGAAATGTCCGTGGGCTAGGTACGGGAGATACAGGGAAGATCTTCAAGGTTCTAGTTCCCACGGATATTTTTCCGAAGGATGAACAAATTGATATGTTTGACTTACGATAACTTGGGTATAAGTAGTTATAAATTATGGGACTATTTATATATATAATTATATATATAATAATATATGATTATAATTATAATTAAATATATAAGTAACCTTGAGCAAGTTACTCCTCCGCTGAGGAGGTGGGGATGGTCTTTACTCCTTTCAACATCCCTGCCTCCTCCTATAGTTTTAGAAAAAACAACAACAGGAAGGACACATAGTGTCTGTAAAGATAAATGGGTATGACTTACCTAGTCACGTATCATACTCACAACTAACCACTTGGTTAGATTGTGGGTGGAAGTACTACCTATCCAGAATGGTTCAGATACCGGAGGATGGTTCGTGGTGGTTGGTCGGTGGATCATCTGTTCACGAGGCTACTGAAGCCTTTGACAAGGCATTCTACGAGGAGGTGGGCAAATGATTAAATCTCTACAACCAGATTTTCTAGACGAGGTGTGGAAAGATACGTGGGATAGGGTGAAAACCGCTCACGGTGCTTCTACGGGGCAGGAAGAGGCATTGTGGAGGAAGGCAGGACGTACCTCCAAGGCTAACCCAGAGGGTGAAGATGCCAACTGGTGGTTCTCAGAGGGTAGAAATATGCTGGACTCTTGGGTCAAGTTCCGGACAGGTGAACTAGGCTGGAGTGTATGGACTACACCTGACGGCAAGCCTGCCATTGAAATATCTATGCTGGTAGATATGGGTGGAGTACCGGTACAGATGGGTATCGACCGAGTAATGGTAACTCCTGATGGTGAGTTGGTTATAGTTGACCTGAAAACGGGTATGTATACACCATCATCAGATCTACAGTTAGCATTGTATGCTGTGGGAATGGAGAAAACATTTGGTGTGCGACCGCAATACGGTGCGTACTGGATGGCACGTAAGAATGTAACTTCACCTTTGGTTGAGTTAG